CTCCAGCACTGCGTGTTAGAAGTTCATTAAGTTGGTCTGTTGTTTTAGGCATTTTAGTGTAGTATGCGAAACTATACTACTATTTAACCATATTTTTAAATATTTGTCAACCCCTCCATCCTTCAGGGACAACATAAAAGTTAGCAGCAAATGTGATCCTAGTTTTTGTACCTCTATGAGGTGATACTAAATGAGGATAGAATGAAGGGAAATATATTACACTGCCTGATTCTACCTTTGGCATAGTATTTTGTGATACTGGCATCTTCAACACATCAGACAATCCTGTGAGTTGATAATCTCCATGCTCGTGATTATAAAACTTAAAGTTACAATCATCATCGTCATTAATAGTATGAAAGTAAACTAAACTGATATTAGTATTAGGAGTGCAATGATTGTGCATCTCCTGGGAGTCTCCTGGGTTGTACTTGTTCACCCATGCCTCTTGCGGTAGTATTTCTATATCTTGCTTCGCACCTATTGAATCTACAAACTTATCAAACTGTGGTCTCATTATCTCCAACCATTTATCCCAAGGTGCTTGTGAATTATTCTTATGTTGATAAGAACATTGCAAATTACAATTCCATGCAGGTGGTTGTGCAAAATTATCTTCGTTATCTATAAACTCCTTAAACAATTCATTGATCTCTTGTTGCTTCTCCTCTTCTATTTTGTCAATATAATACCACTTAGGGTTAAAAACCTCAATCATAACTTAAACCTGTTTTTTTAATGATTTTAGATAACATGCCCATGACCTCTTCATAGGACTCTACAGATAGAATTCGCTCTTTTTTCGCTTTTATTTCTATCTCTCTCACATAGCATAGTAAAGCATCTTTTAACACTTGTTTTTCTGTGTCCTCAAGCAATATGCAAGCAGGTAATTTGATGTCCATCAATCTTTGTGTGGGTTGTTTAGTTGTTTTACGGTAGTAATAATATCTTCACGTAATTCCATCAACTCATTATAACATTTTTGATTATGTGAGCAAGCACGTAACTCATTATCAGGTTTATACAAGGACTCCAAAAATAGAGACCTTGCACGATCCCACTTATCGGCAACAGTTTCCTTGATGCCTATTGAATTCATATCCATTTAGTTTATTGTTGAGTTGTGTAGTCTACTTCAATAGGAAAAGATGACTCATCATCATAATCCAGATCGAAATAGTCATCTTCGTAGTCAGTTAATCTACTAACAAAGTCCTCGTAAGATTCACTCTTGCTCGTAGTATTGTGAAGTTTTGGTGTTACTTCTGGTACCTGTTTTCCGCTTTGTGGAGTAGTCATCATAAGAATCGTAGGATCGGTTTGTGCCTCTTTGATTTTGACGCTTATCTCGGAGTGATTTACCTGGAGAATAATATCCTCGCTCGGCACCACCCCGTCTAAATGTCTTACCCATTGTTTTTATTTGTGCGAAATAAATGTCTTACACAGTATATAGTAGCATTGATTAATCTAAAAGTCAATCAGATGCAGTCCAGTCTGTGATTGTTGATTTCGGTCCTTTTTTAACCAATTCCTGTAATAATACCTTAGTATCTTCATTGGATATTTCTACACCATCATCATTAGATAATTGATTCTTAGTGTATGTAAGTTCGTTGAATACAAATCCACATCCATGAAGGAAGTCTTGCACGTTCTCTACTGCTTCTTGTAAATATGCAGTGTCGAATGTTTTTGTTGTGACAACATTATCGTCATCTACACACTCAAATTTGAATTGGGACATTGGTTGTTTAACCGTTTACTGAAGTAGTATAACACGATTGCCATTAACTTGGCAAGCATTGTGACACTATCTATGGTGGACTAGATGTAGTTGATGTTAATAACCATCCTGAATGGTGAGTTAGTTGTAGTACTACCCGTATGCTCCATTGAGTTAGGAAAGACTACGAATCTATTTTGGACGCTATCAACTTTGGATCCATCTTTGAATTTCGTATAACCATTACATGTGTTCATGTAATAGATTGCTGTCTTAATAAAAGGACAATCTATACGATTCTCAATATCATTATGTAGACCATGTTCTATAATAGTATCTGTCTTAGTTAAGACATTTGATTTAATCTTAAGTATTGCTATAGGATCCAATTGTTCAATCAATGGAAACAATAGATTTATACTATCATCCTCTGGTGAAAACATATCATAAAACATATGTGCCATCTGAATATTAGTCAACTCATTCTCTGGTGTATCATTTAATATCTTTGTCATCTGCCAGGGGAATGCCTGGGACTTCATTGTATCAAATATACGCAGAAACTTCTTATCTTCTAAGAAGTTATCAAAGACATGAGGTTGATCTATACCATGCCTGAATTGATCAGCAGGATAATTAAAACCAGTCAAATGTTTCATTTCTTTATTAATAGAATATAGATGCCATTCCACCAAGAGTTTAAATCTTCTGGAATAGATGTTAGTATCTTTCTTTCAAACAATACAGTAGGATTGTGTGATCTAATTAGATCATCAACAGAATCTATTACTCCGGGCATGTTAGCATCATCAACTAATAATATAAACTCATCATCACAATACTGCCAAATGTGTTGTAGATTCTTATACTGTTCCACAGGATCGTGGTCTGCATCATAGAATATAACATTACATTTCTCAGGTAATTCTATATCTACAATCTTACTACATATCAATTCAAAGTTATATCTCTTATCTGGGTACCAGGGTGGTGCCAGGAATGCCTGTCTAGGATTCTTAAATGGTGTAAACTCTATGTCATCACGCTCAGGTGATACATATCTCTTCTCAAAGTCATCAACTGCATAACCTTTAACGTTGTTATTTTGTAATGCTGAATAGAATGTGCCACCACCATATACACCTAACTCAAGATATGTTGTACCATCTATTGCACATATATTATTCAGAAAGTGTTTAGTAGTCTCAGATGTTAGTGACTCTATGCACACTCCAGTGTAATTACTTTCACCTAATTCTGCTTTATCTATTGCATCAACTATCTGTTTAACTTTAGGATTAATAGTATTATTTCCTTTGGCACTATCATATACCATGTCACAGTAGTTACACTTCCAACAGTTAAACTTACATGTCTTAATCTTATCTCTCCAGACATCAATCGGTCTGTCTTTAATGTCAGTATCCTCAATGTATTGTTTGAATTGAGGGAACAATAATTTCTTATCTAATACCCATCTATCTACTATATCCATAGACTCTTGGAGTCTAGTTGCTGCCTCTCTACCATGCAGTTTAAAGACATCTATACCCAACTCTAAAAACTCCTCCCAATCGCTCTTCCAAGGCGGTAGATTCGCTGCTTTAAGTGATGCTAACCCACCTTCAACTGCATCCCATTTACTACACGATACTCTACTAATTGTATCGTTAAAGTATTGAGGATCATCACCATTTCTAGTGTTATTATAATGATAATGTTCAGGCATTATAGGACAATTACCCCAACAACCTTCATTAACTAATAGTGATAGTTTAACAGGATATCCTTGCTCTTCACAATATTGTTTTGCCTCCTTAATCTCTATCAATCTATCTCTATCTCTCATCAAATCTCTATCGAGATTGATATAATTAAACCCTGCCTTTGCTAGTTCTACTATCTCATTAGGTCGTGTAACTTCTCTTAGAATAGTATTCTTAACATATAAATCTGGATACTCTTTTTGTATCTGTCCAGTCAACATCCATGAGGTATGAGGTAAGGTAACTGTCCTTACTCCTACATCATATAATTGCTTAAAGTTCTGTAAAAACATATCCAAACCTTTCTGGTCTGGTCTTACATATATGTTGTTAAATGTTGCTGATAAAGGAATCTTTGTGATATCAGATAACCACAATGCCATCTCAATTACCTGCATTTCCATGTCATCAGTAAAGAAGACATCACCCATTGCATCCTGAGTGAATGGTGGCATTCTACATGTAAAATATAAATCGTAGATCCAATCCTTATTCCTCATTAAGAAGTTAAGATACTCCTTCTTTATAAACTCTGGTTCTAACTTAGGGTTTATTGGGAGTGAGAATATCTTTTGCCACATAGAAGAATAGAATGATCTAAACTTCTTATTCGCCATTTAAAATCTTCTTAGAGTCAGGTATTCCTTTGTAATCGAGATACTTTGTATCTGATTCTGCTTGCAATCTCATCTGATCAATGCCCTTATTAATAGCACCAGCATATCTTAATGCTAAGTTTAATGTTGCCTCTTGATCTTCTTTAGGCATCATCAAGATACTATCAATTTGTCCAGCAGATATTGTACCATAACCTATCATGTCAGTAGCAGATTGCTTTGCCATTCTTGCAATCCAATACTTATGTTCTTCCTCTTCGTTATCATCGAAGTAGAAATCTACATCTTCTGGTGTTGTACAATTCTCTCTAATTGAATCAAGATAGTATCTCAATTCAAGATTACATTGCTTTATCTTCTTCTCATACTGTTCAATATCTAACTGAATATCTTCTATCTCAACCTCTAATAGTTGAGCATCAAAGACATCAGTTGTTTCTTCTAATGCTTTCTGCTTTTTTGCTATCTCAATATAACATTTCTTAATTGATATCTCTACCTTCTTATTACTATGCTTGCGTGTTGCTAACTCAAGCAGAGTTTGCCTGACTGCTCTATAGTCAGTAGAATGAGATCCAGTTACAAAGTGATTACACTGAAATCTAGTTTGAGGGAATGGATGTGTATTTGCTCGATCAACTAAGTAGTGATCAAATTCATCAAAATCCTGGAATAAAGTCGGGTGTAACTCTTCCTGCATTGTATGTTCGCTTTCCATCTGAGTCATACTTATTCAACGATTGTGCTTGCTCTTTAGGTAGTTGCCCACCAAGATAATCTTCAAAGATTATGTTTATTGCTTCCATTGTAGTGCAATCAGCAATGGTTGTCAATAGAGCAGTATTATATGTAGCATGTGAATCACCCTTAACTGTAATAGCAAACTTAACAAGTTCTGTTGCTACTGCCTTCATTATCTTCACACCATAAGCACGATTGTCATCAATAATATCAACCTTATGCTTTAATATTAAACCTGTGCCAACTTCTACAACATAATCACTAATCTTTGTACCAACTTTTCCCCAGTGTTGTGATCCTATGATTGCCTCATCAGCAGTTACTTCAGTAAATCCTTCGTCCTTTAAATATGTATCCCATATTGCTTGAGTAACACCTAAGACTGAATACTTAATAGTACTATGATTGAACTTAACGTTACCATCAGACCTTACTGCCATTGGCAAGTCGTCAATGTCTGCTATAAAATACTTTTGAATTGAGTCATCCATAATTAATACGCTGGTGGTGTGATTCCGTAACTAAGGTTATTAAATGTATAGGCAGATGCGTTACCAGCACTAGACATTCCATCATGTCCTTTTGGTTGCATGTTTGACCCTCCATCAGCATAACTATCAGTTATATAATTCCATTTATATGAGTTATTATTCTGTGCTCCGTTGTAATGTCCTAAACAATATCCTTTGTAGTTACCCATCTGGAAATTTTCTTCACCAGAGTTTTGTACATTGAAGGCATTCATGTTTGCTCCAGTGTAATCATTAACTCTTCTAATATCTGTTGTACAATTACCTCCATTCTTCCAATACATGTATTGAAGATAACTGCTACATGCTTTACCCCATCCATTTGTACCAGGCGATCCACCCCAGGATGACCAGGTCTCGCTTGCCCATGTAAGATATTGTGCTGTGCCTGATGTCTTACTCCATCCTCTCAATCTTCCCTGTGCTCCTGCACTATAATCTCCACCTTGTCCACTACCTTGTACAGTATTATTAGTATCATTCTGCATATTTGTACGGTCAGTAGTACTATTACCACCACCCGTAATGTATATCTTTGCACCTTGATGATGATAGTCTGTCATACATGACATATCATTTCGGTTAACATTCATTGAGTTAGTCATCCCTTGTGAGGACGCATTACTCATATTCATCTTCCAAACTCTGCTAGTATTACCAGAGAAACTATTATCTCCTCCGTAAATATATAATGATCTATCACTATTAGCACCGTCACAATATGATGCAGCATAGTTCATCATGTCACCCAAATTAGTTGAGGTGTCATTACTATGAACTGTGCGATTCACATTATACCAAGGGTTTGCATTCTTATATCCACCAGCAACATATCCATGTGTGATGATACGTGACCTTTCCCAAGGTGCTCTAGTTCTATTATTATTCCAACCATCCCAGTTAGCACGACCCGCTTCTAAGGTGGCAGCACCATGTCTTGTTGATGATATACTTGTGGTTGCCATTTAATAATCCTTATGAATAATAGTTTTGGTTAGCATATACACTATATGCAGCACTACCTGTCTTTAATATGGTGAATGTATAAACATCTACTCCACCACTATGTCCTCCAGTTGGTGTGCCAAATCCTCCAATCCATTTAGGAGTAACACCAGAACCATCAATTTGCCATCCGTTGTTATAATGTCCGTTGTTATTACATGGGACAAATGCAACAACTGTGATCGTTTCGTTATTACCTAAGAAACTATTCATTGATGTTGAAGCATCTCCTCTAAAGTTAAACGTCCATGTGCCACCAGAGTTTGCAGTGTAATGATATACTGATTGAGTCTTTACATCTAATGTAATAGTACCAGAGATAGCACTAGACGAGTTAGCAAATCCTTCTACAGCACCACCACTCGCTGCCATATCTGTCCAGGAGACGACCCCGGCACCGTTCGTCTGCAAAACTTGTCCTGAATTTCCTTGGGAATTTGGAAAGGTGTTATTGTTAGCAACCAGTGCCGTACTTATGGTTGCAGTTCCTACGGTTACTGCTGACATTTAAAAATCCTATACTTCTCTCAGGTATTTATATGTAATTGAGGTTAAGTACTAACCTACAATGCTCATTAGTACAAGTACTTCCAGTATGTAGAAGACTATTAGGAAATGTCACCATAGTATTAGCAACTGACTGATGTTTAGTGCCATCTTCAAACTTAGTATAACCATCATTATCATTAAGATATAATATCGATGTCTTTAAATCATTGAGATGTTCAGCACCTTCTACATCTCTATGTAATCCATGCTCAACAATAGTATCTGTTGCCATAACCAAGTTTGCTTTAATTTTGATCACAGCACAAGGTTGTACCTTCTCTAGTATAGGATATATTAACTCTACAGTCTGCTTATTGGGTGTATGATGCTCATAAAAGTAATGCACCATTTGCATATTCTTAAAACGATTCTCTGGTGTATCATAGTGAATCTTACCGATCCACCATGGTACATCATCAACTATCTTTGCAACCATAAAGTCAAACTGTTCTCTAGGAAGAAAGTCCTTTTCTATCTTTAGGGGTAACGACATTAGATCCTTTAGGTACAAACAATTCAGGTTTATGTATCACGACTATATACACACCATTCCACCAATCATTCTCATCTTCTAAAGTTTCAGTGAGTATAGTCCTCTCAAATAATACTTCTTTATCCTCACAGAATTTCTTAGTAGTATCAACAACACCATCAAAGTTAGCATCATCAACTACTAGAATATATGTGTGCTCTGCTGCTTTATGTAAATGCTCTAAGTTAGCAAGCATATTCTTATTAGTATTATCTGCATCATAGAATATAACTGAGGGTCTAAACTGCTCATTAAACTCTACATCTAAGAGGGTCTTCTCACTAACACCAACAGAACAATTATTATTGAACCATTTCTTACCATTCTCTATAAATTCATGAAATGGATCTTCAACTTCATACTTATCTCTTATATTCTCTCGTTTTGGTCTTACTTCACCCTCACCAAAATCATCAATAGCGTATGCTTTAACAGCAGTATTATTCATTAAAGCAGCAAACAATGTGCTACCCATATAACATCCTATGTCAGCATATACTGTGCCAGGTTCACATAGATTGTTAAGTAAATGTCTTACCTTTGATGATGATAACCCAACAACATCATAACCTTCAGGGTTGAAGTTAGATTTGTTATCTACAGCAGCATCTATTGCACGAATTGCTCTGTCTACTAATGGATTCATTTTTCTATTCTGCCTCCTTAAATGTGATTCTACCACAGATTCGCAGTAGTTGCAATCCCAACAGTCAAACTTACATGTCTTGATCTTCTTCCTCCAGATATTAATTGGAGAATCAGGGATTTCTATATCCTTCATATATTTAACATACTCTGGAAATAATATACTATCACCATTACCCCACCTAGTAATGATATCCATTGACTCTTTCATTCGCATGAAGTTTTCTCTTCCATGCAATTTGAATACATCAATAACATCTAGCAACTCTTCCCAGTCTTCTCTCCAAGGTGGTAAGTTTGCTTGCTTTAGTTCATATGCAGGGTCATATTGATCCCAACGTGAGCATGATACTCTACTAATTTCACTGTTAAAATACTGTGGTTCTGTGCCATGTCTTGTGCTATTGTATTGGTAATGCTCAGTCATTATAGGGCATCCACCCCAACAATGTTCATTAACAAGTAAGGATAACTTAATTGGGTTACCCACCTCTGCACAATATTCCTTTGCTTGTTTAATACGTACCAATGCTTCTTGGTCTCTCATTATATCTCTATCAAGATTAATATAATGGAACCCTGCACTTGCTAGTGATACAATCTCATTAGGTTTAGTTACCTCTCTAAGGATTGTATTCTTTATATAAATGTCTGGAAACTCTCTCTGTATCCTACCAGTAGAAACCCATGATGTATGAGGTAATGTAACTATATTGACACCAATATCATACAATGGTTTAAAGTTTTCAATCCATATATCTAAATTCTTTTCATCAGGTCTTACCCATATATTATTAAACGTTGCAGACAATGGAATACCTGTCTGCTCCCTAATAAAGAGAGCATTACCTGCAACCTTCTTAGCATCACCTTCAGTACGAAATGTGTCACCCATTGCATCCTGCATGAAGGGTGGCATTCTACATGTGAAATATAAATCAGTTATTAACTTCTGGTTTTCCAGTAAGAAGGGAATCAGTGACTTTTCCAGAAACTCTGGTTCCGTCTTGGGATTGATTGGCAGACTGAAGTAACCTGTCTGCGATATTGTGGGTTGCATAATCAGTAAGGACTGCCGAGGTCTCAAATAGTTGTGGTGGTTTACCGCTTAACATTTTATCTACTTTTGCTTCTGCTGCTTCTTTAATACCACCTATGGATCTATTTACAGCAGTAGAATATGTCAGAGCAAGATCTATGACTGCTGCTTGATCTTCAGGATTCATTTGAAATAATGCTTCAATGTTACCTGCTTGTATCCTACCAGAAGTCATGAGATCAGTAGCAGATTGTCTTGCCATCCTAGCAATCCAATACTTCTGCTCTTCTTGTTCCTTTAAATCTTTGTTTTCAAGTAAACCTTTAATATCATCAGTATGAGGATATTTCTCCTTGACTATCTTAACAAATCCTTCAATCTCTCTCTTAGATTGATTGATCTTGTTAGTCCATACAGTCTTATCTACCTGTAATAGTTGCAACTCATAAACTTTATCTTGCTTGTAAAATTGATCCTCTTCTTGCTCTATTTCATGTGTTACCCTAGCAATATCATTGAGGCATCTATTATATGATATTGATATCTTCTGTAAAGAATTGTACCTTACTTGTATCTCCATCGCTGCCTGTTGCAATTGGCGATAAGGAGTTACATGTGAATTGATTACAAAATGTCTATTAGAAAATTCTGACTGCTCAAAGTATTGGTGGTCAGACCACTCCATTATTTCTCTTGTAAACTCATCACATCCTTCCCAAGGCGAGATCTCATCTAACGCCTTCATGACTTCGTTTACGTCATAATTATCAGAACTGTAGTCCCCAGGTGACTTCGGAGTTTCTTGTAATGACGTTTGTTGATTCATTTTTAGTTGCCCTACTATATTCAAGTGCTTGTTGTAAAGACATCTCAATACCAAACTTATCTTCTAGGAAGACATTGAGTGATTTGATGTCTGAGCAGTCCTTAATCTCTTGGATTAATTCCTGTTCTTTCACGGCAAGATTAAAGAAATCTGTTTGCCACGCATTGTATTTATCAACAACTTTAGCAGCAAATGCTGCGGTTGTCAACCCTCTAATAGTAGCAAGTCTATCAATTAATGATACTGTTGCAGAGTTATTTGCGATATACTTAGTTGCTTCATCATATTGATCCTTCCAACTGGCATGTTCTAACTCACCATAGTTGGTCTTCAGTACTGTATATCTTTTCTCGAAAATTTCTTGTATTCTAAGAGTAATGACTTTCTTCATTACTTCTTCAGTCTTATCAAAGGTTGCTGTTGTTATGGTCTCCTTATGCTTATCAGTATATAATCCATCACTATCAACACCATAAACAGACTTCTCTGCCCTTACCTCACCCCAATATGTTTGTGCTGTAGTAGCATCAGCAGCAGTTAGTCTTACATAACCAACTCCTTGTGGTAAATTATCCCACCTATCAGTATCTATGTGACCCCAATACAGACCCATAATAGAATCCAAACGAGTCCCCCAGGTAT